AATAGCACTAGAATTGCCCGAAGGGTTTTTAGGAAAGCCATACTGAGCCGCATTTAACCTAAGACTCATGTATGCTTGATTAGCACCAGTGATAGGTTGGTTGTTTTGAGAAAGAAGATCGGTATTCAGATATACAATCTCTGAATCACTTATTGTACCTACTTTGAAACTTGCACCTGTACCTGAGCTTATAGACTGAACGTTGGCAATTGTACCGGTTGTCGTTGTGAAGATCTGACCACCGTAGCTATTTGTAAAGTTGTTTTGAATGTTGTAAACGCCAACAGTGACACTAACATCTGTACAATTTGCTGTTACTAATTTTGATCTTGCTCTCAGCGTTCTTCCCTGCCGTATCACTCCCCTGAGGTCATCAACCGTTACAGAACCAGATGCTAATGTTCCAGATGTTGACGTGACAATAGCATTACCAGTTTCAACGTTCGCACTGTCAACCTGATAAACCTCATCACCTCGTTCAAACACACCGTCAAGAATATCTGAAACACTAAATGTAGCTGTGTTGGGAACGCCCATTACAGTAGATGTGGCGGATGTGTTTGTAATTGCTGAGATAGTAGCACTAACTGTAGAGTTTTGGTAGATTGTGTTACCTGTTCCAAATAAAGCATTGTTGGAAATGACAAGCTGCATCTGACCATTTGCATCAACAAGTGCACCATTGGAGTTTGTTATAATTGTTCCATGTGCAATATTAGCTGAACCATTAGATATGTAGAACGAGCTTCCATTCTGAAACAGTTGGTTGTTAGAAGCTGATGTGTATACAATTGTTGCAAGTCTCTGAGTTAGAGCTTCAAAATATTGAAAGTACTTTGTCTGTTCTTTTGTTGTAGCTGTGATTGCTGCACTTGAACCTGTTGAGGACCCACCAACTGAGTTAGTAATCAAAACAGTAGGCGAGGAGGAATAAAATCCACTGCCACTCTGTACAATACCAGCTTTGACAATCGAACCTGAACCATTTGTTTCAATTCTAGCAACTGCATTCAAGTAATTAGACCGCACAACAAGCAAGTCAGAGTTTGTGTACCCACTTCCTCCACTTGTAATGATAAACTGATCAATCGTATTGGACTGAACAACGTTTGAAAGAGTCAACACTTTTTCTGATACAATGGATTCTGTTCTCTTTTCTAGCTCTGATGCAGAAAGGGCTGAGTTGCCCGAAACAGTGTAACCATATCCACCCTCAATAAGAAGGAAGTCCACAACCCCTGTACGGTTTGATACTTCAGAGACTCTCGCAAGTCCATAATCTCCTCTTATACTATTGAAGGAAACAATATCCCCAACAGCAAATAGCTTAGAGCCAGAAACAATCTCAACAGATGTTAATGATCCAACAACAGTTGGGGAATCTGAATAAATTTTATCACTCTTGAGAAGTTCGGCGTTGACAAACTCACCCTTCACATTAGAGATGTAAAGGACATGAACAAAGCCATTTTTAATTTTTCTTTTGATATATCTTTCGACAAACGCCGTTGCCCCAGACGTGACCCCTTGAATCTGTTTACCAACAAGAGTTATTGCTCGCTCAACAGAGCTCGATGAGATTTCAAGGTACTTTGGCTTGACCCATTGACCTTCAGAAAGCCGGAAAACATCTTCTCCAGGATAATATACTTCAGCTTTTACACCATAGATCAGTCGGAAGAACAAGTCAATTGCACGCTCGGTCCCTTTAGCTCTATACAGGTCAAGAGAGTGTTTTACAAGAAGCTGTTTATTTGTTTGTACATCAAACTCAATATTCTTTAGGTACTTTTCTTTGAATCTAACGATGAATAGATCGATCGTCTTATCAATATCTCTAAGAGTCAAAAGGTTTCTTGCAAAGAAGATAGGGCCAACTCTTTTCTGTGTCCCTCCACGTTCAATGTAAGTGTTTCCTCCAGATGTGCTTGTGATGGGAATCAGCTCACTACACACATTAAAGCACTTAAAGGTCTCAACGCCATCCACTCTGACAAGGATATCGTCCCCTACATATGATATGATTGTACCAGTGACGTTTTGTTGTGTTACAGTATCACCAACAAGAAAATTTGTATTATCTTCCAGTGTCAGTAGCTGGTGGTTCTCTTCAAGCCACTCATAATATGCTTTGACAAACAAAACAAAATTTTCTCCATTCTCTCTATAGAAAGACGGAAAAAGGCTTTCCACCAGTGGAGAAATTTTTTGTTCAATCTCTTGCATGTATTAAGCTCTTACGGGTAGGATTGTGAGGTTGATATCTTCTTCAATAATATTGAGAATTACGTTATTGATTGTGGCAATATCTTTACTCTTTGGAAGGACATAAATCTTGATACCAGCACCACTAAACTGACTAATCTTGAAGTTAGAGAACTGTAGAAGACCTGTTTGATAATTTATCGTACCTACAGGATTGATTAGCTGCTTGGTTGCTGAAGATACAACAAGTAGGTTACCTAGTCCATCGTCCTGAAGCATTGCTCGCTGACCATTGTATGTGAAGCCTGTTGACATCACTGTATAGCCACCTGTGGCTTGAGACTGCGTTGTGTCAAGAGCAAATTTGAAATCCACATCAAATGTCAAGTTTGTATTCAGTGTGGGTGTAATCACCTTTACAGCTCTAACCGTTGTTTCGTTGGAGATGATAGAAATTTGAGAGTTATCAATAGCCTGAACCATCTTTGAGTATCTAAACACTCTATTGAAGTTGTTTAAGTTGACAGAGGCATACTGTAGAATAGCAGATGAGACAATCGTCTTGATGTCATCGGCCGTGAGTCTTGTTGTGTTGATGTTGTATTTGACTGTTGAAAGAATATTCAAGTAGGTATATTCAGGATCAACAAACACTGGATCAATTGACACAGGGGATCTTGGTTTCAAGAATCTGTAATACTGATCTTTCTTGATATCTGGAAGACCATCAACTTCATTGAGATCAACTGCAACAAACACTTTACCAAACTGTGGTGGGTTGAGGTCTTCACCTCCAAATGCTGACACAGCATTGACTTCTGGAAAATTGGCTTTCAGAAGGTTCTCATAATCTTCAGTTGTGATTGCTCTCTCTTGAGTTGTGAAATGTCTTGGAGCATTGTATTTGATTGAATCAATTGATTCGCTGACACTACCACTTGTAGCTGCAGCATTTGTTTGAATCTGAATATTAGCTTCTCCATCAAGAGTAGAGTCGGCTCTGAATGCGTTGCAACCATTGGGAAGCTCGCCGTTTGACAATCTGTATTCAACTACAATTGTTGAATTGTCTTTGGGCTTTCTTCCCGTGACTCCATCTCCAAACACAACCTCGTAGGAATCATTCTCTGCCCCTTGTACAAAGAACACTTTAGATGTGGAATCAATATCAAACAGAGATAGGGCTCTTGTGTAGACGTGATTAGTAGCTCCAACATCTTCAATTACTGTCACGCTAATACTTGAGATGTCAACATTCTTGTTAGTAATCAAAAATCTTTGTGGGGTTCCATACGAGAACACAAAAGTATCCTGAACATAATACCCTTCAAACAACGCAATGTTACTACCTGTGAACGTTGTTGTAGAGTTTGCATTCAACGTAAAGTCTGTTATGACAATATTCTCACCTGTTGAGAATGTGAAGTTTCTGTTTGCAAACTTAGAGGTAAATGTTGTTCCTTTTGGTATTGTGATTGAACGCTTGGCAGGATTTGAAGAGAGAATAACAATATTAACATTGGCTTCTGCAGACTTGAACGATCTTGGGGTGTAATTCAATTCCTTTGCGTGAGAAACAACACTGTCTCGTATCTGAGCAGTGTCGAGAAACATCTCGTTGCCAATCATGTTCAAGTAGAACGCATTGTGGAAAGTGTTATAAGAAAGAACGTCAAGAAGGACGCTCATATTACTACCATCAAAGTCGTAATCGTTGAAACGATCTTGTGACTTCAAATATGATTTCAATGTGTTCTTGATAGTATCAAAATCAAGATTTGAAAGGATAATACTTGAGTTTGCCATATGTTATCTGACTCGTGTTAGAGCAACGTTGAAAGTTATAGGTTCTTGTTTATTTATCACGTACATTGATACGTTAACAACGTACGCATTCTTTTCATATACAGGCACGACATCAACAGATAAAAGCTTTGCTCTTGGTTCATGCTCCTTTATTGTTTCCCCTACAAAAGTGGCAATCATCTGTGCAGATGTGGACCCCATTGGCTCGAAAAGCAGCTTTCTTATATTGGAACCAATTGAAGGCTGATAGAGTCGTTCTCCTCTATCTGTTGACATAAGATTTTTAATAGAACGAATGACAGCCTGTTCATTGATAAACCTGACAATGTCCCCCGACACAGGATGAGGACTCAGGTCTGTGAGAAAATCACTATAGACCTGATTGCTTCTATCTTGAAAACTAAATCTATCTTGTTTCATAGTAGAAAAGATCCTATGTAATAGTTACAATGTTACTACTTATAGTTGTTGAGTTTGCAATGTTGGTAGCTGTAACAAGACAACAAAGTGTTCGTCCCACATCTTGGCTACTGACAACATATGTGTTAGTGTTGGCTCCTGTAATATTAAGAGATACATGGCTCCACTGCCATTGATATTGGTAAGTGATAGGAGAGGTACCTGTCCAAGTACCTGTACTGCATGTGAGTGTCTGACCAGCATTCAGAGTACCTGTTATTGAGGGGGCAACTGTATTTGTTGGTGCTGTATACGGAGATGTAACTGTAGAAGTTGAGTTGGTAAACACAGATGTGGGTGAATCGTAGGAGGAGTTTTCAGCTGATACCAAACACTTAATTGTTTGGCCTACATCACTGGCAGTAACTACATATTGATTGTTGGTAGCTCCTGTTATAGGTGTAGTGCTTCTATACCACTGGTAGCTAAATGTCACACCAGTTGAGGGAGTCCATGTTCCTTGAGATACTGTTAGCGTGCTTCCTTGCTCTGGTGTGCCTGTGATTACAGGAACAACAGTATTTGAAGGAGCTGCTTGATCTAAGTAGTTATTTGTTTCTGTGCTGAAACTCTCTAAAGCTCCTGCAATGAGGCTTTGGGAAAATGCAACTGGGGATGATGTTACAAAAACAGCTGAACCCCCAGTCAAGGAAGTGATAAGAGTCTGTGTTTGACTAATTGTATTTAAGCTAGATGTAACAGAACCATTCAACGAATCTACAAGGTTGTTCAAACTTCCAACAAGCTGTTCGGTGGAAATAATTGAATCAATAACAATGCCTGCTCCAGTTTCTTCAAATGTTCCACATATATTGGATCTAATTGAGGCGTTGATCGCATCAAGCCTTTCAAAAAGGGTCTTGTTTATTTCACTTTCAATTCCCTCCAGTCCCCCACTAACTGTTTCTATTGCACACGATCTCAATCTAGGCAAAACCTCATTCACGGCAGCTGCTAACTCTGTTGCTGCCGTTGTGAGCTCAATCAACTGTTGGGTGTAGCGAACATAAGCTTCTAGCTGCGGCATAGCAAGACCAACAACAAGCTTACCGAGATACTTAACAATTTTGAAAGGGTTGGCTCCAGGAAGAGTTAGTATTGGAAGAATTTTATCTAAAATTACTAGGGAGTCCCCAAGCACAGATTGCATAAGCTGTTGAAGACTAACTGTATGCGTTTGAACAAGTAATTTCAGCGAATCACAATCTGTTGTGTTGAGGATTTGTTGTGTAAGCTCTCTGATGTGCTTTGTGTTGACGTTCAGATCCCCAGCAGCAACATCATTGTTCTCAACCTTTGAAAGAATGTCACACGACATTGGTAATTATTCCTTTTTGAACATGAACAGTTTTGCCACTAGGGGTTGTGAATGAGGCTGTAACCCCTACACCACTTGAAATTGCTCCCACCACCGTCAAACTTCCTTCATTGATTGTAACGCCACCAGGAGCCGATAGAGCTATATCTTTTCCAGAAGATATTGATATTCCATCTGCCCCCAACACAGTAATATTTTTTGAAGCTGCAACGGTGAGAGAGTTGCCACCAACAATATATGACGAGCCTTTGACTTCAGCTGTCATATTTCCTTCAATTTTAATATTTGTATCGCCTTTACAAAAGATTGTTTTATCAGCACCTACAATTTCAACACTATCAGATGCAGACTTAATAACCATTCTTCCTTCATTATTTATTTCAATATATGAACCTGATTTGTGATATATGTGTATTCTTTCATGATTGGGTGTATCATCCAGCTCAATTGCATGACCAGAGCGTGTATGAATAACTCTATTATGAGGATACTCAGCATTGAAGCTGGAAGGGGGCTCGGGGCCAATCCTATCCTTCTGTAGAGTCTGTTTACCTCTTGCCAAATAAGATAATGAATGCTTTGTATCATTCAACTCTGGAATAGTTGGAAATGTGCCCATAATCACTGGTAGTTGTTTTTCTGCTCCATCAATAAAGAATCCAACACATAAACATCCTACTGCAAGTCTAGGGGTATCACCTATTCCTTGCAAGCTCTCACTAGTAACCGGCATCATTACCTGAGCCCAGGGCAACTCTTCTGTTGAGATATTCTGTTCATGTTCGTTGAACACTCTTATTCTAACTCTACCAAGTAGCTTAGGATCTTCTATGTCTTCAACAACACCAAAGAACCAAAAAAACCCCTGCTGCCCAATTAATGTTGTTGTCATTATCCTGCCTCTGTCAAGTTGCCCTTGATTAACTCAAGTGCCATTGTATGTTGGGGTCTATCGCTGTTAATAATAATGTGTCTTATTTTGCTTATCAGATAGTTGCCACTATCAAGACGGGACTGACCAGCATTGTCAGCAGAAATGGATGATGGAAAGCTGCATTTGATTACATCCCCTATTTGAAGTTCTGAGTCTCCATAAACATGAATGTTGCAAATGTTTTGAGATATAATTTGAGCATAGGCTTGAGAAAGTGTCAGCTTTTCCTGAAGATCTGTTAGTGGCTTATCGCTAGTGAAAGGCATAAACATCTGTACTGCTGTGTGCTTGCCATGGTTCAAGGCAAAACCTGATGTGTTGAGAGAAGAGGAATTTTCCCCATCAATAAACTTAAACTTATCTAAACCAACATTGCTTGTATAATTCTTGACAGTGAAGTCACCCGTAAGAATATCTATTGCACTAACAACGTTGTTGATTCCCCCCGCTCTGACCTTGTCGACACTATCAGCAAATGTTGTTCTGTTGAAAGCAATAATGTTACGGAAAACTGCATCACCAATATTCTCGTTACGGGACACGTCAAAGAAGAACTCTTTATCTGTTACGCCTTGGCTTGCATGAGCTTTCTGACCATCATGCATTAGCTTTTCAAGGGTAGTAAACACATATCCTCTTCTTCCTTCAAAGAAGCAAAAGGATGAAGAGCTATATTCAGACGACACTGCTCGCCTTCTAAAATAATCACAAGCCTTGAATGGTTCCAGTCTTGTGACAACCCCTTTTTCTATGCCTACAGTCTTATCAACAAAGTATGGTTTTTGTGTGCTTATTTCTTCAGAGAGAATACGTGTAACAATGTTACTGATTGTATCTTCATATGAGAATGATACAAACCTTTCTGAGTTATGAAGCAGCTCTGGACTAACAAGTCTCAGAGTGTATGTTTTCATTTTATTAGTTTCGTTATCAACAACGTTATCAATAGAGTTTAGACGAAACAGGAATTGTACTGGCTCTCCATCTTTAAAAGTTTTGAATGAAAGAGAAACATATTCCTCTCCAAGCAGAGCAAACGTTTCTAGAAGACCAATACTATCTGCAATCCCAAGATCGCAGAAGATTACAGGGGAGGTAATCGATTCATAAATCTCAATCGTCTTACACTGAGAGAGAAGACTATACTGACGTTGTCCATCTTCACTCGTTACGGTAATATCAATAATCTCTATGTCTCCAGGTATGAAGTCATTCTCTACACCTTTACCAATAGGAGGCTTCTGACCATCCAGAAGAGATCTCTCGAGACTCTTGAATAAGTTGTTGATTATCATTACCTAATGCTCATTATTCTTTTCAGCTCGTTCTCTACTTGACCTCTGTAGCGGCTATCAACAAGTTTCATATTCTTCTTGGAATCATTCAATTCAACCTCATAAGTGTAGAATGAAACAGGTTCCCAATATGCACTGTCTGTAGAAGCTATTGTTTCAGCTGTTGTTGTTACAGAAGCAACTGTGGCTTGAGCTCCAGATTCTTGACCTGTAATTGTGCTCGATTGTGTGATGGATCCTTGTATGTTATTAAGACTGAGCACAGATGTATTGCCATTCAAAAAGAAGCCATAATTGGTGGAGTTGATTCGAACTTCTTCTCCTTGAGTAAAGGTTCCAGTTTGACCAGTTACCTCAAGCGTCAAGATTTTATTTGTCTTGCATATATTTGTCTCAGGTTTTCTGACATAAGACTGTACAACATAATTAGCTATCACTACAGGTTCCCAATACTTTTTAAACTGAGAACTCAGTGCCTCAAATTCACTAGGGGTTTTAACTGTAACATCCTCTCGCCAATTCACTCTATAATACGTTATTTTTCGCTGAGCTTTTTCAAGGGACCCATACTTAGATTGAATTGAGTTGTATAAGTCTTGTTCTGAAAGAGCAACATCATAGTATGGATCAATGATATCATTGCTGAGCCACACAAGCCATGTGTATCCTGGATTCCCATAGTAATAGTTTGAGAGGTTGTCAACTCTTTCTTCAGCATCATGGGTATACTCATAAAAGATACTTTTTTGATTTTTAACC